TTTAATAGATTAGAGCCATGGAAAACTTTAGACCCTTGGCAAATCGAATATATTGCTGAAAAAAGTAATTGTTTTTTATTGTGTGCGAGACAAACTGGCAAATCGACAGCGATGAGCATTAAGGCAGCAAAGAGAGCTCTGGAGAATGCAAACAGGGATATTTTGGTTATTGCTTTGACAGAAAGGCAAGCTTATGAGTTGTTTTTCAAAATTCTTAATTATTTGGAGATTAATTTTAATGATTCGATTAGGCGAGGGAATTTTGCACCTACAAAGCATGAAATCAATTTAAAGAATGGTTCTGTGATTAGATGTCACCCCACTGGATTGACTGGGGCGGGATTGAGAACTTACACAATTACAGATTTGTTTGTTGATGAGGGCGCGAGAATTAATCAAGAGGTTTTCGACGCTGTTATTCCCATGTTGGCTGTGACACACGGAACGATAGATATTGGCTCGACTCCGTGCGGAAAACAAGGATTTTTTCATTCTTGCAGTCAAAGAGATGATTTTAAGAAGTTTTATGTTTCGGGCGAGGATTGTTTGAGAATAAGCAAAGAGCATATAGAGATTCAGAAAAAGAATATGTCAGGATTTATGTACGCTCAGGAATATCTTGCAGTTTTTATTGATGATTTGCGAAGATTGTATGGAGACGAGCTCCTAAAGAAATGCTGTGTTTCTAAGAGATATGATACAATCATGCATAATCAAACATATATGATGGGAGTCGATGTTGCGAGAATGGGGGAGGATCTATCGACATTTGAAATAATAAAACTTCTCGAAAATGGATACATCGAGCAAGTCGAGAGTTTAATCACAAAAAAGACATTTACAACTGAGACAGTCACTAAAATTATTAATTTGGATAGAGAGTATGATTTCAAATTAATCGGACTTGATGATTCAGGGCTCGGAGTTGCAGTTTATGACCCTCTTTTGAAAGAAGATAGTGTTAAGAGAAAAGTGAGAGCTCTCAATAATGCTTCGAGGAGTTTGGATACTGAAGATGAGAAAAAAAAGAAACTTCTGCGTGAAGATATGTACTTAAATTTATTAAATGTCATGGAGCAAGGAAAAATAAAACTTCTCCTCGATGATGAGGTGATTGATAGTTTAAAGACTATCCAATTCGAATATTTAATGAAAGAGGGACAGATTACAAAAATGAGAGTTGCAGGTTCAAATTCTCATGTGGCTGAAGGTTTGATTAGGGCAGTTTGGTTGGCGACTCAAGAGAAAGATTTAAATCTAAAGGTATATTCAATTAAAGTATGACAGAAACAATAAAAAATACAATTATTGTAAAGGGTGAGGAATTTTTAACCCTGACTGAGCCTGAAAAAGCTTTAATTTTAATTTTACAGGAGCTCACGCAATCGATAGACGCATTGAAAAGTTCATTCAAGAGGTTTAAATAAATGGCTGAAGAAGGAACTTTATGCAATAATGCGAATGTTGGTTATAAAGCAGGAGCTAATTGCAGTGCAGTTTCTAAGGGTGTAGATTACACAAATGTTTACATAAAAGAAGCAGAGGGGAAAATCTGTTTGGATGCAAGATATAATTGGGTTTCAAATTATGCTTCAGTTTCTACAATAGGAAAAGAGATTTTAAGAGACGCTGTCTCTTGTTTGGCTGCAGTTGATGTAATTAATTATAACATGAGTGGATTCACATCTAGGCAAGAAGCTTTAATAATGATAAATGTGCTTTGGGCAAGATATAGAGAAATTGTAAATCAAATTATTAAGGATAATAAATACAAGGATTTTATTTTAACTGGAACTGGAGATATTCTATAATGGCTGATTTGTTACCTTTAAATTTTACAATTCCTTCAGAGACAATTCTCTCTTCTTATAATTGGGTTGATGTAGCAAGTGGAACGGGATATATTGATTATACCTTGACTACAAATGAAATTGACGGAGCGAATGGAGTTGCTCCTACTCGAGGATATTATCTAAGCACGAGAAATGTAGAACCTGGAAACGAAAACGCAGGGGGTGGCTGGGAGCCTGGGGGTTGCAGACAAAGTTATATCGGAGACGGAAGCACAAAAACATTCGCAACAACATTCAAAGTACCGAAAGTTATATCGGGTGATGTTTTTTTTAATTTTTCTATTGCTGGCTCGAGTGGTGCAGCTGCAACAAGAACAGTCACAATTAATCTTTACAAAAATGCAGGAGTTATAGCCACTGAAACTTGCTGTGCTCCTACAACAAGCACAGTTAAATCTTACAATGTTATTTTACCAGTGTCACAAACTAATTTTGGAATTGGAGATAGTTTTAAAGTTTCTATTGGAATAGCAGCAGGAGAAGCAACACCTTATAATTTCCTTTATCACGACCCAATCAATAGAAATCATGCAGGTGGAGCAACAACAGGAGGTTTAGGGAATTTGCCTGCAATTACAGCTTCTACAAATCCAACCGAAGCAATTTTAAGTGTGCCTTTCTTAATAGCTAATTAACATGGGAGAATTAAATATTTCAGCAGCAACTACAACAAACTTTACTGACAGCGTGCCTGATTTTATAGTTAATGCTAAGGCTCTGGATATTGCGTCTCCAAATCAAGAAGAAAGTTATTGGTACTTTGCAAATGCAACAAAATACTATGGATATTATTTAACAATTCCTGAGATATTTTCGGCTGCAAATGCTATGGCTACTTGGGCTTTTGGTGCGGGGTGGAGTACAACCGATTCAATCCTTGAACAGGAATTAAAACACGTTGTTGGAATGGGAAAAGATACTTTTGCTAAAATAATTTGGAGCCATGAAGTTGTTAAACTTGTTGTAGGAGACGCATTTATTGAAGTGAAAAGAAAAGAGGATATAATCGTCAATATGATTCCTACCTCTCCTGAAAGAGTTAGAGTAGTTTTTAATAAAGAGGGGATGATTAAGAGATATGATGTATGGAATGGGAAAGAATGGAGAGAAGTAAAAAAAGAAAATATGTTACATTCTTCTAATAAAAGATTAGGAGACCAAAATCATGGAACATCGCAAATAGAACCAAGTGAGTTTATAATTAATGCAAGAAATGAGGCTCTCAGCGACGAGAGAATTATAAAACATAGAGATAAGGCCTTAGGAATTGTTTATTATAAGACAGACAAAGCGGGAAAGATAGCTTATGCAAATTCTCAAATAGAGCAAGCTGTTAAAAACGGGGAAATGGTAGGACTTCCTGAGGATACAGCTAAAATCGAGCCATACCCAAGTAGAAGTTCAGAAGATAGAACTACTTGGATAAGTTATTTAGAAAATTTCTTTTATCAAGTTTTCGGAGTGCCGAGAAGTATTGCAACTTCAGACGGAACTTCGGAAGTTGGTGGAAAAATGGGTAATGTTAATTTTGAACCAACTTATGCAAAAGAAAGAATGGATATGGAAGATGATTTATGGGTTCAGCAAGCCATCCAAGTTAAATTTGAAAAGCAGGCAAGTTTAGGGGGACTTGTTCAAGCTGATATGCAGAAAAATAGCAATCAGACAAACATTCAGCCGAATGATGTTACTGCAAATATGAATAGAGAATAATGGTATATCAAACTCCAAAATTAACTCAAGGAACAGACCCAGAAATGGGGGAAAAAATGTTAAAAGATTCTTTATCAAAAACAGCTAAACTGGAAGGTGGGACATCAGAAAAGCAAAAGTGTAAGGATAAGGGTGGTAGTTGGGACGAAAAAACTCAAACTTGCATTTTAATTAATAAAACTACAGCTCCACCGCCTGCAGTAACTACTCCAAAAGTAAATCCCGCTACTGGAGCCGTTGAAACATTCACTAATCCCAAAACGGGTTTAGCTTCAGGAGTGACTATGCCTAATGGGAGTACCTATCTTGGATTATCTCCCGCTGAAGTTAATAAAATTGCTCAGGGTGAAGCTGCGAAAGTTGCAAGACCTGAAAATTCTGCTCCAGTTGGTACTGCGCAAGCAGAAGCTAATAGACAACAAAGACTTCAGCAATTAATTCAAATGGGCGAACAAGGTTTATTATCTCCTCAAGAATTACAAGCTATTCAAGAATCTCCTATAGATTGGAGTCAAGCTCTAACTGCTGGAACTTTGGGCAATACTCCTTCACTGCTAACAAGAGCAGCAGGGGGGGCAGCGGCAGGATTTATGGCTGCGGCTCCAATTAATGCTGCCTTAGCATCCACAGGGATTGGAGCAATACCTGCAGGGGTAATCGCGACAGGGGCGGCTTTATTTGGTGCAATTAGTGCTATTTGGAGCGGTACCGAAGCAAACATAAAGAAACAACAAAGAGAGGAGATTGGTTCAGCTACAAATGTTTTGACAGCAGCCAAATCGAATATTAATAAATTAAGAATGGTTGTATCGCAAGACCCTACAAAAGCAGAGGATGCTCTCAAACTTTATTATGACCAAATGGGGCAAGTAAACAGGGCTTATAGAAAAGTGCAATTAGAAACTCAAGGAGATTTAAATAGTTTTATGGAAGATGGAACTGAAACTCTAAGCAGTTTTCAATTATTTTTACAGCCAGGTGGACTTGCAGATATTCAAAGAATGAGACTTGAAGCTGCAGTTATGAAAGGAACTCCAGCAACTCCCGAACAAATAATGCAAATTTATAGTGAGGATGGCAATGAAATTACCTGAAATTCCACAAAGCTATTTAATTTTAATCCTTTTAGCTGGCTTAATTATTATAAGGTGTTTTGGGTTTGATAGTTGGGCTACAGCTTCGATAAGCACTTTAATAGGCTATTTAACTGGAGTAAAACTCGAACAAGGCAGAAAAAGGAGGTAAAGAAATGGAAGAAAAAAAAGAAATCAAAGAAGAAAACCCGAATAAGATTGAGAGAGCAGAACTTGCAGTTAAAAGAATAGAGGAAGCAGAAAAAAGATTAGATGATAAAATTGCAAAACTTACTGAACTCGAAACTAATAGGATTCTTGGAAGTACTGCAGGGGGACATATAGAAGCAAAACCCATAATAGAAACTCCAAAGGAATATGCTGATAAAATTATGAGAGGTGCAAAATGATAGAAAATGAAGAGCTGGGTTTGAAAATTGCTGAAACTACAGACGAGGCGTTTTGGACTGAATTAAAAGAAAAATGCTTGAGAGCTATAGATGCAGAAAATAGAAACCTAAAAATAAATAAAAGAATGATTGAACTCTGCGATAAAGAATTGGAGAAAAAATAATGCACTTTGTTTTTATGCCGTATGGAAAGCGTTCAGAAGTAGAGCTACTCCTAAGAGATATGGAAGCTCAAAAGTTTGCTTACATCATGAAAAAAGATGATATAACTAAAACGATTTATGTGCAAGGAGCTATTCGAACGCTACCTTTTGGCGTATATGAATACATCTTTCCAAAAGAAAATTTAGATTTGGTTTGCAATACCTTAAAAGAAACTGATAATCCTTACAGAGTTCCTGGAATAGCGTTAATGGCTCTAAAAAAAATGCTGAGATTAAAGAAGATTCCCGAGAGTAAATCGGATAAATATTATTTGTGGATACATGATAATGTTGCAATAATCCCTTTAGGAATTAGAGAAGATTCTGAACTAATAGAGCCAGAAGGAACACTCTATGCAGGCTTTACACATGAAGCTCTTTAGAGTTATCTTGCTCACCGAATAACCCAAAAGTATTTAAATATCGGTTCTATAGAGATTTATGGCAAACGAACATATTCTAGTATTCGAAACTGAAAAACCTATCCCTTTCACATGTGCTGATTCTGGCGGAATAGAACGTGGCACAATTCTAAAATTAGCAGACCCATTCACAGCTTCGGCAAGTGCAGGAGCAAACGATATTATCGCTGGAATTTTAGCAGAGGAAAAAGTAACCCTTGACGGAAAAATAAAAATACCAGTATATCGAGGTGGAATATTTAAGGCAATAGCTTCAGGTGTAATAACCGTAGGAAATGCAATAATTTCTAAAGGCTCAGCAAATTTAGTTGTAGCAGCAGCAATTAATGAAGAAAATATTTTAGGAATAGCATTAGAAACCGCAGCAGAAGCAGAATCAATCTTATACGAATTAAATCCAGTAGTTATGAACTTAGCTTAAAATGGCCGACACAGCAGCACAAGAACTTATTAGGGGAATTGACATCGTTAAGCTAGTTGAAGGCTTTGGTGAAGTAGATATAGTTCTAAAAAATTATTGCAGAGTTGTTAAAACAACAGCAAGAGAAATAAGATGGTATGCTAAGACTCAAGGATATTTAACATCTCCAACTACAACTGGAATCACTACAGACATGATTGAAACATCAAGTAAAGCCATGCCCGTTGTTATTGAAAATTCTTACACAAGAACTACAAGCTATGTTAAAAAATACTTCGCAAGTTCTCCTCTTTTGAGTATAGAAGATTTGAATGATTGCGACCCTGATATTTGGGGAGATATAATCAAAGATGCAGTAAGAGCTGTAAATAAGAAAGTTGATGCAAGAATCTTAGTTGTTCTTGATGCAGCAGGATGCGGAACAGCAGCATCAACAGGAAACGGCTGGAATGTTGACGCAAGCTCAGATCCAATTTTAGATTTCCAAGCAGCTAAAGAAAGCATAAAGAATTATGGATATGAT